ATGCAAACGCACAAGCGGCGTGTGAAGACGCGCCACATCATCCTGGCCGTCATGTGCCTGATGTATTTCATCTCATATGTCAGGCTGCCAGCAAAGCCTTACTGGGCTTGACCTGTTCAAAATTCGGACCTGATTTGGACATAATCAGGCCGCGTTTATCCTGACTCTGATCGGCTCGAGTCCCCGGCTATTCGCGTACATTTCGGACATGCGTTCCGTCAGATGGCCAAGTAAAGCCTTGGTGTCGACATTGCCCTGAGCGTCGTATAGGCGCTTGGACAGGCTGCGGATTTCATGGAAGGTCGGAGCATCATCGCCTTCGATTCCCGCCAGCTTGCGGGCGTCTGCGAATGCTGATGAGATCGTCCCCAGGCTGATGGCCGCTCCTCGAGCTACATTTCCGCGATCACTCATGTGGTGGATCAGGTACTTGCTGACGATGCCGGTTGCCTTGCATCTCGAGATAACCTCATCCAGCGATAGGCCGACCGCCTCAAGCCGAAGCGCGACAGGGATTTCCATGGTTACGTGGGTCTTGCTGCGCTTCACAATTGCAATCCCGCCTCGAGTCGAAGACCGCGGCCAGCGGCCGACCGTCGATCGGTCCTGCCCTGACACCAGTGCGAGAAGCATCGCGTTCTCGAGCCAGGGCGCGACTTGTGGGGCCTTCTCGAGAATCGCATTGAATGTCTCGAGGCCGAGCCGCTGTCGCCTGGTGGGCGCCTTGACCTTCTCGGTGATCTGCGCCGGATTGCTCGCCATCCAGCCGAGCGCCGCGCCTTTCGCGCAGACGGCGATGAGGCGATCACGAACCATCTTGGCCGCGCGCATCTTCCCGGCGCCCTTCAGTTCCTCGAGCAACTCCGAAATATGCTTCGTCGTCAGGTCGGCGCATGCGATCGCGCCCAGCTTCTCGCGGATGATCTTGTCCTGATACCGGCGTGTGATGACCGTGTTCTTTGCGGTAGGCGCGGGCATCTTCTCGAGCAGGACCGCGACCGTCTCGGGCGCAATGGATAACCTCTCTGCGAGCGTCTTGCGCGGCGCCAGTTCCTCAGCCTTCAGATTCGCCTCGTTCGCCTCTTGTATCGCCTGCGCAAGCGGTATGCGCCCGATGACATGCGTGCGGCCGTCCATCGGATTACGCCACGTAAAGTAGCCGGGGCGCGGCTCATGCAGATTGGGCGGGTAGTGCGCGTGCTTGCGCTGGCGTGGGCGGGCGGCCATTATTTTTATCCAAAAACGCGGTGTACGAGGCGGGGTTTGACGCCATCCCGATAGATGGCAGTTTCCTCGAGATAATACGACCGGCCGACCTTGACCGGCGCAGGATAGATTTTGCCAGCGTTGATCCAGAGGCGAGCCGTGCGGATGGCTGGCGGCGGGTCGAAGTTTCGTTCAAGCCAGACGTCCAGACGGATTTTCACGCCACCCTCCGAATGCTCATGCACAACTGCTGCCGCCGCGCGATTTCAGCATCGTATCCGCGAATCTCGCCAGTCATCACCGCATAGGTCCGCGGCTGCGCAACCGTCGCCGGATCGATATGCAGCCTGGATTCCGGTTGCTCCAGCGCCTCCGTGCCCGCTATGACGAAGTAAAGGCTCTGACTCCTGCCGCGTCGCGTGGATGACAGGACGCCCGCCTTTTCCATGTCGAGCAGGAGACTCCTGATCGCATAAGATCGAAGTCCGAGCATTCGCGAAAGGGTGTAGGGCGCATAGAGCACTCCCGGTTTCATCCGTTCGAGCAGCGCTTCGGGTGTCGGCGTTCGGGTTGCATAGGCCATGTCACATCTCCATTTTCAACGGCCGGCGCTCATCGGTCAGACCGCACAGCCAGTCAAGTGAAACGTTCAAGGCGCGCGCGAGTTCGCACAGGTTCCAGAAGCTCGGCAGCGTGCCGGTCTCGTACTGCGATATCTCGCTCTTACACTTCTTGATGCGCGCGGCGACTTCCTTCTGCGTCAGGCCGAGTTCCTTACGGGCCACCCGGAGACGCTCTGCGAAGCTCTCGTAGCGCTTCGGGGGGGGTGAATAGGTGATGAGTTCAGGCGTCATGGGTGACTCCGGCGACGCATTCGCGCAGCGTCGAGCGCTCGCGGTCGTAGTGGTAGCTATTCATGGGTGGCTCCGCTTGCTGGTTGCGCGGCGAGAAGGGCGTTATATGCCTTCGCGTAGCCGTCGAATACCGACCCAGTTTCATACTGGTGGCGCTTGAGAAAATCTAACGCCCAGCGAATTGCGCCACGTTGTTCGCCCATCAGCGCCCGCTCCGTCTGTGCTGGCTGCGGGCCGGCGTAGAGCGCTTGGCATTCCCACCAGTTCTGTGGCGTTAGTCCGTAATGCCACTTTTCGCCTTCGCTATGTCGGCAGCGCCACGCCACCGGCTCCCCCGATTGTGCTGGCGCGGCAGGGGATGCGGCGAGAATGCTGTGCAGCACCTTTTCGCGCTCCGGCATACCTTCGTATATCGCTTGGGAAATACACTGTCGCAAGACAGATCTTTGCGTATGCGTCCATACCGCAAGTTGGCTTGCAGATAGCAGGGCGCGGGCGATATCGATAATCTGCTGCACCGACGCCTTGTTGCTTGCCACGCTGTAGAAGTGCCCGAGCGGATCGAATGAGGTTTTGAAATGGATCGTCCATCCGGTGACATTTTTTACAAGGTCGATGATTTCTTCGTCTGTCACATCAATCTCCAAAGAGGTCGGCTTGTACAGGTTCAGCCTTGCACGCCATCGCTTGCAGTCGGCGGTTTGCTGCATAGCCGAGACATTTCGCGTGCCATGCTGAATGCTGCGGATATCTTCGGGCATGTGCTGCTTGCGCTAGCCATATGCGAGCCATGTAGATTTGCCATTCGCGCTCGGTCATAATTCGCTCGAAAAAGCGGGGCAGACTTCGCCCCTCTGAACGCCGCGTGGGGTGCGCGGAACGGTGGGGTTACTGGATGCTCTGCGGAAATGGCCACGCAACGCCGTCACGCGATTTCTGCTCGCCTGCGGTTTCTTCGGCAAGCGGAGGGATATCGGTATTGGCGAATGGATCGCCTTCGGTCTCGACCTTTTCGGCCGCCGTCTTTTTATTCGGCTTCTTCGCTTTGTTGGCCTGGTCGACAAAGTCCGTCTGCTTAACTTCCGGGGGTGCTAACGTAATTTCTATCTCGGTTTGCATCATCTGGTCGATCTTTCCCTGATCGGCTGCGTTCGGTTTCGCGTAGGCATTGAACACGACCAGCACCGTGCCGCCATCCTTCATGTCGAACGAAAAATCGGACAACTGCACATCAGAAAGCGTGATGTTCGATTTATCGCTCGCGCCGCAGTGATAGACCATCTGGTAGCCGACGAAGTCTTTCTTGAACTTGACCGGCATCTGAAGAAACGGAATACGCAGCTTCGTCAGTTCAACGTCCGGTAGCGGCATCGTGAATTCACCCTGACCGTCATCGCTCGACTTCTGCTTGCCGTCTTCCTTCTGATAGAAAGCGCTGCGCAGTTGCGGATCGAATTCGGCGAGCACGCCATTATCGGTGGTCCATTCGAGTTTGACGTTCTGTGCGTGCTCGCGGCCGTCGCCCTTGAATTCGGCAACAGTCGTCACCGAGCGGATCTTCATCAACTTCTGTTCGATGCTGAACATGGGTTCTCCTGGTGGTGAGGGCGAGTTACGCGGCCTGCCTGGTGAAGGCCTGAATGCCAAAGTAGACCGCCTTGCAAGCGGCCAGATCTACTGCGGCGTTGTGCGCACCTTCGAGCTTCGTACCCGTGAAGAACTCGTAGGCCTCGCCAAGGTTCGGCGACTTCGCATGCGTGCGGCCGGCAGCAACCATCTTCGGCGTGGGCGGCAGGTTGAGGATCTTGATGCTGTTCGCCTGCGTGCAGAACGTCGCACCGTTTTTCCAATCTTCGTGAAAGCCGTGTTTCTCGCCAAGCGTGCGCAGCGCCTCGATACGTACCATGCGCTGATCGAAACTCTCGTTGTGAGCCACGCGCAAATCGGCCTCGCACCACATCTGCATGAACGTCCTGAGTGCATCGTCCATTGGGTGACCGAAACGCTGCACAAGTTCGTTCGTGATGCCGGTGAGCGCCTCCAGTTCAGGCGGAATCGTCCAGTCTTCCGGATGGATGAGCAGATCCACGAAGGCCAGCACGCGCCCGCTGTCGGCGTCGAATAGCTCGGCGGCAAGCTGTGTGATGTGCGGCTGGTTCGGGTGCTCAGACAGTTGATTCCAGAGCGGAAGGCCGTTCGTCTCGGTGTCGTAAAACAGGATGGGCTTCATGTCTCAGGCTCCGAGAAGAATTTCGCGGCGGTCGTTGTACGCCTGTTCCAGCTTGATGAATTCGGCTTGCGGCAGATCACGGCCGCTGTCGAGCACCAGCGCCAGAATCTCAACGTCGGTCGCTTTGCTGATCTGCCCGAGCAACTCTCCGTAGGTGACCGTAGCTTCTTCCTGATGCGCGCGCTGGTCGGTAATCTCGCCGGTTGCATGATCGACTGACGGCACGGCATCCGGATCGCTAACCTGCACGAAGTCGCCGTCGATAACCGCGTGCTTGCCTTCGTCCACCGCATTACTCAGCGCAATCGCGTTCGACAGTTCGATCGACTTCGGCATGTACTTGAGCACCTGCAGCAACGGAATCTTGCGCGCATACATTTCCCAGTCGCGAAAGCTGTAGTGGTTGCCGCCGACCTTGTTGTACTTGTCGCGGTGCTTGCGCACCTTGCCGACCGCCCATACCTCGATTACCGGATGCTGGGAACCATTCACGCGCCCCACCGCATAGACGTGCGTCATCAGGTCCGGATCGTTTTCTTCACCCGGGCGGTGACGGATAAAAGGCGTATCACCGAGCGCATAATCGAACTCATCGCCTTGGAATACAGCGCCCGTCCAGACCGTCGCGCGGCCACTGCGAGATACTAGGTCAACGAGACCTTTCCAGCCCGGCACGCACGTGCACGTCTTGCCGTAGGGTACAAGGAAGCACTGACCGTCGACACCGGGTTCAAGGCCCAGCGTAGAGGCCGTCATGATGCTGGCGGCAATCGTCTTCGGGTCGCATGCCTGGAGCTTCGGTGTGCTGCTGAATGCGGTCAGCGTCAGACGCGCCATACGGTCGGCAGTCAGGTGCTTAGGCAGCGCCAGCGCCATCTGCGGCTTGAATTTTTCGAGGAAGGCGCTGAATTTCGCAACCGGGTTCTCCTGCTTGCCGGTTGCCACTGCCTTCAGGTTTGATGTAGTGCTCATTGGATTTTTACCTTCAGTCGGAGAACGCGAATTTCTTTGGTGCGCTTGTATTGGGCCGTGACTTCCGGCATTTCCTCGGCCAGCAACTTCTGGTCGAGGCTCGTATGGTCCTGATTCTTCCAGGTCGCAATCTCGTTGCCGCCGAAGGTCAGAATGCTATGCGGACGCATAAAGTCGGCAATCCGGAACGACAGTTCCTTCTCGGATTCTTCGAAGGATTTGAGCTTCTGCTTGACCTGGGCCAGCGTGAACACGGCGTCGCGAATCTCGCTGGTGGCCTCGACCTTCGTGCCGTCAGCTTTCGCATAGATCGCTTTCGCGTCATCGAAGTCAATCGGATCGGGCGGCACATCGGCGATGACGCATTCATTCCAGTACTGCGCGACGCGCGTGCGGATACCGTCGATCGTTTCCTGATCGCGCTGCACTTCGTAGATCAGCAGATCATCCATGCCGATCAGCGTGGCAACGATGCAGCGGTCGCGGCCGGTAATGCCGAGGCCGTGCATGAACTGCGCGGCGTACTCGATCGGCACTTCGTCGGTGCCTTCTTCACCCCATTTCTTTGCGGCGAAGGGATGCACCGTCTTGCAGTCGCCGTTCACGTGCTCGCCATCGAGCATCAATTCGAAGTCGATTTCGCAGGCCATGAACGGATGCTCGGTGTCGATGTAGCGCTCATTCGTGCGCAGCAGTTCGACCTCGTGCCCATCATCACGCAAACGATCGAGCAACATGTCGAGCACGACTGGTTCCAGCCGGTGGCCGCGGTCGAATCGCTTTTGCTGCTGCGGCGTGATTTCCTCCCGGGCCGCGCGGCCCGTCTTCTGAAGCCACAGCTCATGCGGCGTCTTCCAGGGGCTGACGCCGAGGATTGCAGCCACGTCGCTGCCGCCGATAAAGCCAAGCCGGTTCATTTCTGGTGCATTCACAGTCCAACTCCTTTAGCGGCCATCCAGCCGAGATAGATTCCGAAGGCGACAACTACAGCCCAGTCCAGTAGCTTCGCTCGCATATCACCGCCCAAACAAATCGTCGACAAACGGCTGCCCGAGGAACAGCAGCAGGATCACCAGCGCCGTCCCGGTGCCAGCCAGCGCGCAGAGCACTCCCATCGCCTGATGGCTCATGTAGAGGTCTTCCATAGTGGCCGGATGGTGCCGCTTGTCCCGCCACTGTCTGCGTCGAAACATGGTCGTCATCATGTGCATCCCCCGATATAGGTCATCAGCATCGCCAAGCCGTCGATCAGCAGAACGAGGGCGCCGAGGATGTAGAGGCCGGTCACGGTTGGCTCCGCGCATAAAGCATGGCATCGGCATACTCATAGGCCGCTTTCGATAATCCCTCCTGTATCGCGAGGAGTTCTGCACCCGTACCGCTGTAATTGCCGATCATTGCCGCCATAGCCTTCGATGCGAAGTAGTCACGTAGCGTCATGCCGAGGTTGATGCTTGGCATATCGTTCAGGTCACCACACCACGGAAAGGCGCGACCTCCAGTTTCGATATTGCTCATGTCAGGCCTCAAAAGGGAATGTCTTCAGCCGCTTGCACGGTCGGCTTGTTCTCGATGGCAAGCAGCGATTGAATTTCGACGCCGATCTCGGTTACGCGTGCCTGAAACTTGGCCATCAGTTCTTTCTTCTCGCGCTCCAGGTTGGCGACCAGAGCAGGCCGAATATCAAAATCATCCGGCACTTCGAATTCAACATCGCGCGTGTCGATGAGGGCATAGCCTCGGCTCGAATCGACCATGCTGAACGGATACACCGAGTACTTCATTTCCTTGTCCCACGGCTCTTTTTCTGCGTGCACGAAGCACTTGATCGTCACTTTCATTTCAATCTCCCTTCATCATTGATTCGGCCTTCAGCCGGTCGGTGTACATTTCAAGCGCTTCCTTGACAGCCCGGTCGAACGCGGCCCGCATGATCCGGCCGACCTCGCGGTCATTGGCTTCGGTGTCGCCCGCGCGCAGCGCGTTCAGAAACGACTGCTGCATGCGCTGCGGAAGCTCGCCGAAGTGGAAGAAAATTTCATGATCGAGAACCTTCGAGGCGCAGGCGTCGCGGATTGCCTGGGTACCGTCTTCGGGTTCGAACAGCCACTCGCCATATTTCATGGACTTGTTGACGACTAGAGGAACGGTGCTCATTTCAGGCTCCTAAGGAATGCATCGATCCGATCCGCCGCAGACGCCTTCATACGTCCCGTCCGGTTCGACTTCATCATCGACATACCAACCTGTGTCGCCGTTTTCGTACGCCTTCAGGTTGACCGTTTCTTCCTTGCCGCAGCCGCAGCACTTCATCCATGCGCTGCCGTCAATCTCTACTGGTTCGCTCTTGCCCTGCTCGCTGAACCACGCGCCGAAGTCCCTCATTGCCACACCACACCCTTCGCCTGCCAGTCGATCGTTTCCGTCCGGACGTGAATCCGGTGACCGTCCGGGCAGACGTATTCGGTGAGAACCATCAGCGCGTACTGCAGGGCGAGGAAGGTGCAGACATAACCGGTTATGGATTTCATGTCAGGCTCCGTATGGCCCGCAAAGCGCAAAGACGGCGTTTTGCACAAGCGCGTCCGGATCAAAGTCCAGATCCTGTCCGCACTTTGTTGCGCCGCGTAACGCATAACGAACTGCTGCAACGACGGCAGCGCGTTGCTCATGGGTCAGAATGGGATGCGGCGTATCCGCTGTTGTGTCGCGCTCGCTGTCCCATTGATCGCAGCGCGGTGCATACAGCCAGTGGTCTTTCGGAAGCGGCAATGAGCCAACGAAGAATGCGCTGCCATCAGGAAGAATCGTTGTCATGGCTATCTCACTTGCCGGCGTACGGCGTCCACTGCGGTTTCTGGAACTGCTGCATCTCGCTCTGCGGCCACGGCTGATATGCATCCTCGAACGCGTACCGGCCGCCGTTGCCACTCTGCCCAGCCGCTGCTGTGCCATGCGACGCGCCGCACGAGCAGCCGAGGGCGCCCGAATTCGGGCCGCCGTGATGCCCCTGGTTCGCGGAGGCGGTGGAGGCGTGGGCCTGGGTGGCGAGAGCGAGGAATGCGGCGAATAGAAGGGATTTCATTTCCTACTCCGAATCAATCATCGAACTGAACAGTTCATGTGCGCTGGTTTGAAGGGCGAGAACCGTAGGTTCGAGCTTCGCCCCTGCGGCGTCCCCTGCGGCGGCCCCTGCGGCGGCCCCTGCGGCGGCCCCTGCGGCGTCCCATGCGGCGGCCCGTGCGGCGGCCCCTGCGGCGGCCCCTGCGGCGGCCCGTGCGGCGTCCCATGCGGCGTCCCATGCGGCGTCCCATGCGGCGTCCCGTGCGGCGGCCCGTGCGGCGGCCCCTGCGGCGTCCCCTGCGGCGGCCCCTGCGGCGTCCCGTGCGGCGGCCGCGTCCTTCCTCGCCAGATCAAGCTTTGGTTGTGCGGCTGCCAGATCGACCGCGCAGGTAATCGGCGGCAATGACTTGAGCGCCTCGGCGTGATGTGCGAGACCCGGATTCAAGGCGAGCCACGCCGCGGTATGCACGCGGATCAACCAGTCCATCGCCATCCAGCTGCGCTTCTGCGAAAGGTCCGGGCCTTTGTTCGTGCCGACGAGGCGCGCGATGTATTGCCTGAGTTGGGCGCGCTCAGCATCGGAGCGCATGCCGTCATTCCACGACATGCCGAACGAGGCGAGAACCGGGTCGACACAAGCAGGGTGATCGCTGAACGGCTCACCCGAGAAAAGCGCGGTGGCTTCGAGCAGGCACATGCCTTCGTCGGGGCCCATGTGCTTGCCGTGGCTCAGGGTGAGCGTGTCGAGATTGTCTAGCGTCAGTTTCATAGGATCCTCACAGTTGGTTTCGTGTTGCCCGCCGCAGCGGGCGCAATGGTTAGCGGATTGCTTGACGGAACATCACGACGTTGTTGAAGCGGAAGAAACGCTTGGTCAGGCCGAGCCGGCTGAACACGAAAATCTGGCAATCGTTCGGATAGCAGCGCATCCAGTCCATGGCTTCCGTCTTCGTCCAGGCTTTGTGCGATGCGCCGTCGAACGGGCCGGTCTGCACGTACACGCGGTACGGCTTGAGGGCGTCGAGGATCTGCTTCTTGAGTCGGGCGATTGCGACTTTCATGGTCTGTCTCACAGGTGGTTGGTGTTGCTGTGAGGTGAATATTAGCAGCGCTGCTGCTTATGTCAAGAGCAGTGCTTATATATTTTGACGAAAAAAAACCCGCCGGGGCGGGGGATGGATCAGCGCCGAAGAAAATCAGCCTGGTGGCTTGCATTCAACCATCATGGTGCGCTCTTTCGTCTGGATGCCCGAGTAGCCCCCGGAGCCGTTCGAGAAACCGCCGCCGAAACTTGATGCGTCCTCCTCGTTACGATCGACAACGGTATAGCCTGCGGCGCCGCATAGATTGCCGGCCGCCCTCAGGCATTTATCCCAGCCGCGCGCCCAGCCGCTGCAATTCAGGGCATAGGCCTTGCGACCGTCGGGCGCATAGCTTTCGTGGACCGTGGCGCATCCCGAGAGAGCAAGAGTTGCGCAAATCATTGCCATTCTTTTCATGTCGTTTCCCCGATTTCAGTGCAATAACTGCCTCGCGTACTGAAGCGCCATGAGCATGTGATGCGCCATTTCTCGCACCGCGCCTTCGGCGGATGTCTTGTCGTTCGGGGGTTTCTCTTTCGGCTCGGCCTTCTGCCGATATTTACGAATGTCGACGATCTTTTCTGTGTTGTTGCTCATGGGGCGCCCTCGGCTGTTGTGTTTCGCTGAGAATATCCGCAGCAAGCCGCTCCGCGTCACCGATGATTTCCTCAGTCGTTCTCATATCTTGGGTTTCGTTTGCCTTCGCCGAAAGTAAGAGTAAACCCGTAGCCAATCTGAACGTCTTCCCGATGAGCGGCGAAGACCCATCCAGGCGGGCGACACACCCGATTAGCTCGCGCGCTTCGTTGGAAAGAGGGGTGTTTTGCCGTCTGATCGGCGAATTCGCAGACCCGTGGGTCGCAAAGGCCGTGCGCGCATAAAGGTCATTCTTGAGCGCCGGATCGCCGAGATGTTCGTGCACCAGTCGCGGGCTGATATCGCTGGGGTTGGCTCCGAGCACATTGCAAAACTTGATCAGGTTCGCGAAGTTCAACATGATCTCGCCGCGCAGATATTGACTTACGGCGCTCTGCCCGCCGATCCCTGTCGCGTTCCCGAGCCACTCTTGCGAAACACCCGGGTGCGCGACCTTGAAAGATTCCCATATAGCCCGCAGACGCGCGGCCTCCGCTTTCTCTTCGTCGCTGAGTCGGTGGCGTTGAATTGTCTTTTTCATGACTGGATTCTAGTAGCTGCACTTTTAAGTTGCGTACCTCCTTGAAAAGCTCTGCTGTTGCGCTACAATAGCAGCAGTGCTAATGCAGAGGCCCCCATGCGACTCGACGACTATCTGAAGGAAAAGAAACTCTCCCAAGCTGCTTTGGGCGCGCTTCTCGATCCGCCCGTGACGCAATCCTTGGTGAGCCAATGGATTCGCGGGACGGCGCGCGTGATGCTTGAACAAGCAGTCCAGATTGAAATGCTCACTGCCGGCGCCGTGCGTCCTGCTGATCTTGCGGACATGCATAAGTCGCGCACACCAACCGAACAAGCAGCGGCCTAGACCGTTCCGATTAACTCCCTAGGACCGGGGGGTCACTTTTGAGGATCACCGTGGATCAACTATCCATGCCCGCCGCTGAACGTGCACGAAAGTCGCATTCCGAGGCGTTACGTCACATTTCTGAGGTCGGTCAGAACAAGATCGCCGAGGCAATTGGAGTGTCCCCGCCGACGGTCTCCAGGTTCGTTTCTGAGGACCTGGAACGTGCCTGTCTGATCCTCGCGACTGTGGGATTGAAGGTCGTTCCCATCGACCGCCTGGTCGTCAAGAAACACATGTTCGAAGCCATTGCCACGCTTGCCTATGGGGTGATCGATGACCGCGACATGCTGCGCAAGCTCGTGTGGGAGGACTGACCATGGACCTGCTCGCCTTCGGAATGACGTTGGTAATCGTGCTGGCGTTTGTCGGCGCGTGGAGGTGCTGTTAGATGCGCGAGTACGCCAAAGTTGCCCCGAAGTTCTGGACCGGATCGACCGGCAGGGACCTTCGCAAAGGGGGTTCTGAAGGGGTCATCGTGGCGCTTTATCTGATGAGTTCGCCGCACTCGAACATGCTCGGACTGTTTTATCAGCCAATGCTGTACATGGCCCATGAAACTGGGTTGGGCATCGAAGGGGCATCGAAGGGGCTTAATCAATGCATCGAAGCTGGTTTTTGCGCCTTTGATGAGACATCTGAAATGGTATGGGTCTACGAAATGGCTTCATACCAGATAGCCGATGAACTAAAGGCCGCAGACCGCAGATGCATCGGTATCCAGAAGGATTATGACGCGCTCCCGACATGCCCGTTCCTCGGTCAGTTCTTCGACCGGTACTGCATGGCATTCAATCTGAAAAAGCGCCGTTCTGGAGAAGGCCCTACACAACCCCCATCGAAGCCCCATCGAAGCCAAGAGCAGGAGCAGGAGCAGGAGCAGGAGCAGGAGCAGGAGCAGGAGCAGGAGCAGGAGCAGGAGCAGGAGCAGGAGCAAAGCGCGACCCCGCCGAAAAAATCGAAGCCCGAATTGCCCGACTGGCTACCCGAGGACGCATGGCTCGCATTCGTCGAAATGCGCAAAAAGCTCAAGGCGCCTTTGACGGAACGCGCAGCGCAACTCGCAATTCTCGAACTCGAAAAGCTCATGCAACTCGGGCATCGTCCGCGCGCGGTGCTGGAGCAATCGACGTTGAACTCGTGGCGTGGCCTGTTCGAAATCAAGGCTCCGCGCGCCAATGGCAGCATCGAATCGCGTGATGCGTTCAACGAACGCGAAAACGCCAAGGCAAAGCAATTGCTTTTCGGACCGGAGATCGACCATGCAGCATGAGGACTTCGAGAACTTTTCGCGCGTGCTGGACGCGGCATATTCGCTGCACAGCAAATCGCTCACCGCTGACGCTCGAGCGCTTTTCTTCGCGGCTTTGGGCAAGTATTCGCTCGCCGACGTGCGCAAGGCGTTCTCGGCGCATATCAGCGACCCGCAACGCGGCCAGTTTCCGCCGAGGCCCGCCGATCTGATCGCGCAGCTTGTCGGCGATGCGACCAAAGACGGCCGGCCTGAAGCTGCTGAAGCGTGGGCAATCGCTGTCAGATCTCGAGACGAGGCCGAAACGGTTTGCTGGACGCAGGAAATGGCCGAAGCATTCGCCGTTGCATCAAACATCGAAAACGACGAATTCGGCGCTCGTACCGCGTTCACCTCGAGGTACAACCGGCTTGTCGAAGACGCTCGAGCCACCGGCCGTAAGGTCTCGTGGTTCATGTCGTACGGCCACGACGCGTCACGGCGCGAGGCTGTCGCGCTCGAGGCGGTCCGTGCGGGGCACTTGCAGCTCGAGCACGCGCGTAAGGTTCTGCCGCAACTCGCAGCCCCTGAGACGGGCGATACGAGCAGCGCCCGGGAACAGCGCGCGGAACTGCACAAGCTCATCGCGAACATGCCGAATCACACCGACAAGCTGGCGCAAGCTCGAGCCGCCGAACTCGAGAAGCAACGCGAGTTGACCGCGGGCGCCAAGCTCGAAACAGCGCAGCGTGTCGCCAACTACGAGGCGGATCATGGCTGAACTCACTTCCGACTTCTGCTCGGCCTACGCATGCCCAATGCTCGGCGTCTACGGCGTCTCGGGCAAGTGGTACTGCTCCTGCCACCACAACGCCAATCCGGCGCTCAACGACGCGATTACGGCCGAACTGCACCGGCAGAAAGCCACCGTCGATCGCATCGTTCTGGCGCGTCGAGAGGGCCGCTGCGAGGTGCAACTCGAAAACGGGCTGATCACGCTGATTCGCGATATCGGTGAGCAAATGCCGTTGCGCAAGCCGAATGTCATCGGCCCTACCCACGCAATGACGCACTACACGGAGCAAGGATCATGAACTGCAAACCGGGGGATCTGGCGATTCTCACGCGCTGCCCATGGCCCGAGAACATCGGTGCCATTGTCGAGGTACTGGAATGCAACGTCGAATTGACGGCAGCCCTGGGCGACCACATCTGGCGCGTAAAAACCACTGGCCGCAACCTGCGCGCCCGTGATTTGCATACCGGCACCCTCAGATTATTCGACGGTGGAAACCTGAGTGCTCGTGACAGCCAGCTCCGCCCGATCAGCGGCGTTCCGGTAGGCGAGGATGTGAGAGATGAGGTGACAGCGTGAGTCTCTACCAATGCGAGCACTGCGGTTGCTGCGAGAACACAGCGTTGGGTATGCAGCCCAAGACGCCTACCCAATGGTTCAGATGGGATGACAGATTCGAGGGCATGGCAGAGCGCAAGGGACAGCATCTGTGCAGCGCCTGTGGGCCGAAATGGTACGCAGACGGCACGCCGACCGAATACGGAACATGGCACGACCAGTTCGAACGCGTCTTTCTGCCCAGGGGCCAGTTCAAGACCAATCGCGAAGGCAATCTCGAACACATCGAGACCGGACGAACCGACTTTCGGGCCTTCGCTATCACACCGGAGCAAGCCAAATGACCACCACCACACCCGCGCCCGCGCGCGATTCTTCCGCCCCAAAACGCGATATTCGGTATTTGACCATTGAGCCCGGCCGCATCTCGCTGCACGGCATCGCGCTTACGGATGGAGAGATCGCGGTGTTGCGCGGGATTGCGGAGCGGATGAAGGGAGTGCGCACGGTTCGGGAGCAACTATGGCTTCCATGCCCGATTTGCAAGGGCATCGAAGGTTGCGATCACACAGTGCCCGAGCGCGAACGAGCAGTTCAGGAGGCCGCATGCTGATCAGCTGCGATCCGGGCATCAAAGGCGCACTCGCCTTCTTCAATCAGCATGGCTGCATGGGCGTGCACGACATGCCTGTGCGTGCCAAGCCGACTGCCGGCAAGATCAAAAACGAGATCGATCCTGTTGCGCTGCAGAAACTACTCCGGCGCAATGTGCCGGCCGACGAGAAGGGCCTGGTCGTCATGGAGACGCTCAACGCCTTCATGGGCAGCGGCGAGGAGCGTCACGGCTCGATGGCATCGCAGGCATCGCTCGCCGCCACCAAGGCCGTCATCTGCACCGTGTGCGAGCTCAGCGGCTTCGATATGGCCTTCGTGAGCCCGCGCGAGTGGCAGCGCTTCTTCGGCATCAAGGCCACGCCCAGCGAGACCACCAAGCAGCAATCGCTGCGTCTGGCGCGGTCTTTGTTCGGCATGGAGTACTGCCCGCTGCAGAAGCACGATGGGCGGGCTGACGCGCTTCTGATTGGCCGCTACGGTCAGCGGCATTTCACGTAGTACCAACCCAAGGAGAACGCAATGCACTACGCAAACGGACGTGAAGCAAAGAATGGTGACAAGGTCGTGTGGCGCACCTATAGCGGTCAACTCATCGTTGGCTTCCTGCATGACGCGGTGGCTGGCAATGATTACTGCAACGGCAAGATCGCTGTCGAGTCGCTCAATGACCCATGCCCGAACCTGAAGGAGGTTCTGCACTTCGAGGACTTCGCAGCCGCCGCGAAACTCGACGAAGTGTTCCCGAAGCAAACCTGACAACCACGCGAGCAGCAGCACGCTGGGGCAGCGGACGTTGCGCGTAAGACCCCTCGAATCACACGGAGAAAATGGACATGGACTATCAACACATTCAGCAATTGCAGAAGCAGGCGGCCTACGAACAAGCGATGGGCGCGCAGCAGGGCAATTCCCAATGCCTCGGCATGCTGCATCAGGACGGACGGCTTGAGGCGCAGGGATGGAGCACTCAGGCGCAACAGAAGCACGAGCCTGGCCTGATGGATGGCTTGCGCGGCCTTCACGACTTCATCGACCGTCTCAATGGCTCGCTGAACGCGCTGGAAGGCAAGCTATCGCCGATCCTGACGACGCAGGCTACCAACTCGATCGGCGGCATTCCTCCTGCTCCGCCATCAAGCGAGCTCGATGCCATCGAGCAACTCGCTATGGCGCTGCGACGCCTTCAAATGCTCGAAGGCACGATCGACTCGCTCACGGGGCGGGCGCGGATCTAAGGGCTGCCATGTGCTCAGAAATTGACGAACGCACGCGCGAGAATCCGGAAGGGGCGATGGTGCACACCCAACTGCTCAACGTCCAGCTCCGCGAAGCACAGAAGGCCCGCGAGGCATCCAAACCCGAGCCGCAGCACTTCGATACCGAAGCGCATCGGGCGTTTATGCGAGGGCTGGGATGAACTTCTGCAAAGACTGCAAGCATTGGCATGCGAGCGCCTTTATGCCCAACCGCTTTTGCCTTCATCCGGATGCGGTCAGAGACCCGGAGACCGGCCATGCATTTTCTAACTTCGAGCGCTCGATCATTGGCAATTGCGGCGAAAAGGGAAAGCTCTTTGAGCAGCGCGAACAACGAATCGGTTTCTTCAAACGATTGCTCGGCTAGAGCCAACTCAAACGGGGAACACCATGCGGCCAAGGAAAGAAAGACTACCTCTCACGCTCGACTCATTGACCGCACTCATGATCCCCGGCAAGTCCTACACGGCGGCGAAGCTCTCCTGCATTTTCGACGCTTCGCCGGCCGCAATTCATGGCCTGCTGACGACGCTTGAGGCCGCCGGCAAGCTCACCAGTTCGACCGTCTACTGCGGACGCACGAAAGATCTGCGCGAGGATCGACGCATCTACTCGATTCCTGCCAATACCCGCGCCGATGTGGCGCAGCGCCGCACCGGCCCCGCCGAAATGCCGGGCGAACTCCAGAATTACGATCTCGGCCGCTTTCAGCGCCTTGCAATGGCTACGAGGCGCGCATGACTCGCCCGCGCTGGATTCTTGCCAACCGCTCGACCTACGAATTCATTCGCAGCTATCGACCGCCATTCGAAGCCGTCGCCAACCGCGCATGGCTCTTCCGCACATTCGGCATTCGTCGCTCTAGACGCTGAGTTTCGCGCTGCCTAGCATCTTCGCCATCCACTGGAGGGAATCGGCATGCTGAGCCGCGAGGAAATCGAGATGCTGATGCGCGAAGGTGCTGAGGCGTTCGAACGCGGCATGGAATCCAATGCCTGCCCTTACCGCATATTCAGCACCGAGTTCGGATGCTGGCTGCGCGGCTATCAAAACGCGGCCTACGGGGCCGCACAACTGGAGAAGCACCATGTCTGATCCCGTCGCAGAAGCAGCAGCGCAACTGGCTGCTCAGCAGGCCGAGCCGACCATGCTCGAAAAGGCTATGGATACCATCCATGAACTCGAAGCGAAGGTTGAGTATCTGATCCATCCGGATGCGGAGGCTGGCGCGGCCATGCCGGGGGAGTCTATGACGAATGCCCCGACTGCGGAGACGACTCCGGCCTCTGCGACTGCGACTGCGGAGAGTGAACTCCCAAACGTTGCATCGGTTGCGGCCGAGCCTACAACCGCAGTGGCCTCTGCGTCGAATGCAGGTGGCGCCGATATCATAAAGAGCACCGCCGTAAGTTTCGGTGAGCCGCTGCATGTGCGCATCGCTGCGCATCTGGAGGCGATTTACAGCATGGCGAAGGAAGCGCCGGTTGCGGCAGCAGCCGATACCGGCGCCCTCAAGACGCACGTCGGCGATATCCTGCACCGCATCAGCAACGGCATGCAGGTGACCGAGGGCGAACTCGTGCAGAAGCTCGAAGCGCTCTACCGGATGCTGTGAGCCATGGTCGCATCGACTTTCACGCAAGCGCTCTTTGACAAGATCTGCGACCTGATCGCGGACGGCAAGAGCGTGCATGAAATCTGCGAGGCGAAAGGCATGCCGAACCGGCGCACGTTCCATGACTGGTGCCGGCGCACGCCCGAGCTGCAGGCGAAATACGACGCCGCCTATCTCATGGGCGAGCAATCGATCCTTGACGATATCCAGTACATCGCCGACACCGAACCGGATCCTGCTAAAGCTCGCGTTCGCGTCGACTCGCGCAAATGGACGCTCAAGGTGCGCAATCGCAAGGTCTATGGCGATCACGTCACCGAGGAACTGACTGGCCCGAACGGTGGCCCACTTCAGGTCGTGCGCCTGCGCATGACGCCGGCCGAGGAGTTGCCGGAATGAAGCCACATATCTACTTTTCGCGCGGTGCCTGGCGGGCCACGATGCGGCATCCGACAAAAGAATTCATGCTCTGTTGCGGGCAGGGCGAAACTCCGTGCGAGGCGTTCGCCTGGATGATGCGAGCGCTGGAGCATCGATATGAACGATGATCGCGACCACTTCGACGAACGACTCGGGAACAGCCGTGGCCGCCGCCGGTGAGATCGAGATCCCGCATAACTGGTCCCCGCGCATCTATCAGGGCCGACTGTGGAATTCCATGCTTAACGGCTGCAAGCGCGCGATCGATATCGCACATCGCCGCTGGGGGAAAGACGAGGTTGCGCTGCACTGGACGTGCCTTGCTGCCCATGATCGGGTCGCCAGCTACTGGCACATGCTGCCGCAGGCCTCGCAGGCACGTAAGGCCATTTGGGACGCCATCAATCCGCACACCGGCAAGCGCCGTATCGACGAAGCGTTCCCGCATGCACTGCGCAAGCGCACGCGCGAGAACGATATGTTCATCGAGTTTCGCAGCGGCTCGACGTGGCAGGTGCTCGGCAGCGATAACTTCGATTCGCTAGTCGGCTCACCGCCGGCCGGCATCGTGTTCTCCGAATGGGCGATCTGCAATCCGGCCGCATGGGCCTACCTCAAACCGATTCTCGATGAGAACAACGGCTGGGCGATGTTCATCACCACGCCGCGCGGCAAGAATCACGCGCATGCCATGTATCAGATGGCAAAGAGCAACCCGAAGTGGTTCGCCGAGGTCTCGAATGTGCTGAAAACCGGGCGCTTCTCGCGCGAAGAGCTTGAGGAGCAGCGCGCTGAATACGTCAGCATGTTCGGCGAGGACCAAGGCAATGCGATGTTCGAGCAGGAGCTGATGTGCAGCTTCGAGGCGGCCATTCTCGGTGCTTACTACGGTCTTGAGCTTGCCGCGGCAGAGCGCGAGGGGCGCATTACCAGCGTGCCGCACGACCCGGCGCTGCCCGTCTATACCGCATGGGACTTGGGACGCACTGACGATACCTCGATCTGGTTCTTTCAGACGCATTGGGGCGAGATCCGCGTTATCGATCATTACAAGGCGAATGGCAAGGACCCGAAGCACTACGCCGAGATTATCCACGGTCGCAAAATCGAGGTCTCCGAGTATGGCGAGAATGGCAAGCCAGTGAAATGGAAGCTCGACGCTCCGATTCCCGAACAGGCTCACCATATTGCCTATCACTACGGCAAGCACTGGCTACCGCATGATGCCAAGCCGAAGAGTTTCGCGTCGCCGCGCTCAGCGCTTGAGCAACTGAACGATTTCAACGTAAAGGCCTATATCGTGCCGGGCCTGAGCGTTCAGGACGGCATCCAGTCGGCGCGCACCACGCTGCAGCATTGCTATTTCGACGAGACGCGCTGCGCATATGGTCTCGAATCGCTCAAGAACTATCGCCGCGAGTGGGACGAAGACGCGAAGATCTTCAAGGACAACCCGCTGCACGATTATTGCTCGCACGCGGCCGATGCCTTCCGCTATCTCTCGCTCGTCTGGCGCAATCCTGAGAGCGAAAAGCCGATTGAGAAGCCGCGCTTTCTGCATGACATGACGGCCAACGAAGTGTTCTGGCCGAAGCACAGTCAGGGTAGCGGCGAGCGGGAGCGCATCTGATGTACTCCACGAACGACCTCCAGAAACTTGTCGTGATGCTCAATTTCCTGGGCATTATTGCGCCTGGAGTGTATCCGCAATATTCCGTTGTGCTAGGTGCCGGCGCCAATGCTGCGCCGGGGGTCGCAGGTACATTGCTGGCATCCAATGGCGCGGCGGCCAATCCGTCATTTCAGACACTAGCCACTCTTGGCATTCAGGCTGCATTGGGATATACGCCGGCACACGCTGGCGCAAATATCGATATCACTAGCCTCGCCTCGCCAGCATTAGCTGCAGCCACGGCGACAACGGCGCCCAAGGGGACGAATAATACGAAAGTGGCGACGACGGCTTTCGTCGTCAATCATGAAGCCATTCCGAATATCCTTGATTTCGGGGGCGACAATACCGGCGTCAGCGACAATGCGGTCGCTTTCGCCGCTGCGCTCGCAGCATCGCCCACCGATCAGGCGGCAATCATGTTTCCGCCTGGCACCTATGCATTTGCATCGGGTATTTCCTTCACGCTGCCTAACAATTCATCCGAAGTCTCCATCTTTGGATGCGGCTCGGAGAATACGAAGCTGGTTTGGGCGGCCGGCGGCGGCCTGACGATCAATTTCAAGAATCCGTCCAATTCGGCGCACATTCGTGGACTGACTCTGCTGACCGGCACGACAGCGACCGGAAACGGTCTCAATTTTGTACAATCGTCGGCGGTCGCGAATCCGGCAAACAGTGCGCTCTCGGATATCACTGATGTGACAATCCGCGGTTCCGATGCTTATGCAGGCTCGAAATATTGGGCCAACGGAATCAACCTGACTTCCGTATCCAACGTCAATTTCAACGGCGTAACAATAGTTGGCACTTCGACGTTCTTAGGGCGCGGATTGATCGTCTCCGGGTCTGCCAGCGCGATTCCTGTGGTGTTCAACTTCAATGGCTGCACTTTCAATTATCTGAACGTCGGCGCCGAATATGGCGCCTATTCGCAGGGCGTCACATTCAACCAGTGCAATTTCACCGCAGCCAATACCGGCATCCTGACGAGCGGCAGCAATCTCGCGCAACTGACCGTAACCGGATGCCAGTTCAACTGCAACAACGTTGGCATCAATGAAGCGATCAATGTGCCGGGCAGCCAGATCGTCGGCAATCTGTTCATAGTACCCAACACCGCACTCGGCATTAATTTGCCGGCAGGTGGCATGTATTCGGTCTCGGCAAATAACTTCCAGGGCTTGAGCACGGCGAACACTAACGGCATCGTTGTGAATAACAGCACGGCGGCGGGCATCGTCACCGGCAATACCTTCCTCGGTCTCACGACGGGCGTGAATCTTCAGGCGTCATGCACGAACGCAAACGTGCAGTCGAATGCCTATACCGGCTGCACAAACAAGGTTGTCAATTCTGGCGGTGCCAGCAATACGGTTGGCGGCGGATCACTTTAATGGAGCGGGCGATGAAACGGCTACTCACTGGCGCATTTGCGCTTCTTCTATCGATTGGGGCATTGGGAACAACGCTCAATCCGATCCAGCTTTTAAATCCAACGGGATCAACAAGCGGGCAGGCGGTGGTATCAACAGGTTCAAGCACGCCCCCAGCATGGGCGAATGTCGCTGCTGCAGCATTGGCCTCCCAGGCGGCCAATTCAGTTGTCGCTAATGTGACAGGATCGGCAGCGTCACCCACCGCATTTGCAATGCCAAGCTGCAGTGCAACCGGCAACGCATTGAATTACACATCAGGAACTGGATGGACATGCGCTACGGGGTATGCATTACTTGCCTCACCGACGTTCACCGGTACGCCGGCAGCCCCTACCGCAACGTTCGGCACCAATACGACTCAAATCGCGACCACTGCATTTGTGCAAGCCGCAATCGGATCTGCCGCACAAGGAAAACCATATTTCCAAGCATATCGTTCCACGAATCAGATATTAACCGCAAATACAATTGCGAAAATTCAGTTTGATACGAAAAATTTCGATAGCGGAACATATTATGATAATTCGACTAATTATAGATTTACGCCTCTCATAGCCGGAAAATATGAGGTACATGTCGTTATTTCATTTGTCCAAGGAACCAGCGGCGCATATATAGCGGCGATATATAAAAATGGATCTATTCTTGTTAATTCACAGGAATCGGTTCCGTCTCAGGCGGGTAATTTTTCAGTGATGTCCGAGGCTATCGTCAATATGAACGGGACAACTGACTATCTTGAGGGATGGGGCCAAACACCAGGTACGACAGTAAATGGCGCCTCTCCAGCCACATATTTCGAAGCGTATTACATTGGACCATAAGGAATCGCCATGAACCACAACACAGCAGGCTTCACCTACAAGCAGATCTCGGCCTCGGGCAATATCTGTGGCATCGACGGCATCCTCGGCGGCATCTTCGTGAGCTCCACCACGGCGGGCACGGTCACAATCTATGACGATCCGGCGACCGGCACCGCGACGAAGATCGTCGATACGGTGACGCTCGCGATCGGCTGGAATCCGATGCCCTTCGCCTTCGCGCAAGGCCTGAACATCGTGGTCGGCGGCACACTGTCGGCCACTGTCGGTTTCATCTCGGGCTGAAATCATGACTGAAGCGCGCGCGCAGGGCGATACCGCACTCGCCACCGATAACACCGTGGTCCGCTGGATCAAGGAAATCGAGCTATACGAGTCGAAGGCAGACGCATGGGAGACCAAATCGAAAAAGATCCTGCGCCGCTACAAGGATGAACGCAACGCGCGCGAGGGCAAGGAAAGCCGGTATAACGTGCTGTGGTCAAATATCCAGACGCTGCTGCCCGCACTCTATTCGAAGAATCCGAAGCCGGATTTTCAGCGCCGCTTTCTCGATGCCGATCCGGTAGGCCGGGTGACATGCCAGATTCTGGAGCGCGCGACCAGTTTCACGCTCGACAAGGAAGATTTCTTCCTGACCGCGCGGCAATGCGTGACCGATCGTCTGCTACCGGGTCGCGGCACGGTCTGGATCCGCTATGTGCCGCACTTTGCCGAAGGTGGCGAGGGTATGCTCGGCAATGAAGGGCCGGAAATCGATGACGACGCAAAGGCCAATGAAGCGCCTGATGTGCCGCAGGAGGCATCCAGCGGCGAGCCGATCACTGATGTGGAATACGAAGAAATCGACATTGACTATGTGCACTGGTCGGACTTCGGCCATACGATCGCCCGCACGTGGCAGGAAGTGCGCGCAGTATGGCGCATCTGCTATCTGACGCGCGATGAACTGGTGAAGCGCTTCGGGCCTGACAAAGGCAAGCGCGTGCCGCTCGACTACAAGCCGGAGGATCTGAAGGGGCAGGAAGTCACCGAGTATCAGCAGAAGGCGCGCATCTACGAGATTTGGGACAAGACCACGAAGAAGGTGATCTGGCTCAGTCGCGGCATGATGATGGAGCCGCTCGATGTTCGCGACGATATGCTCGGGCTCGAAGACTTCTTCCCGTGCCCGCGCCCGATGCTGCCGAACCACGCGAACGATACGGTTATCCCGGTGCCTGATTACGCGATGTATCAGGATCAGGCGAACTCTCTGGATGATCTGACCTCCCGCTGCAAGCTACTGTCGGATGCGCTGCGCGTCGCAGGCTGCTATGACTCGACGGTGCCGGGCCTCGGGCAGATCCTGGCCGGCGGCTATGACAATCGGCTGGTCGCGGTGGATGCGTGGGCAGCGTTCGCTGAGAAGGGCGGCATGGCGGGTGCGATCGCCTTTATCCCGATGAAGGAGATCGCCGAGACACTGCTCTCGCTCTACGATACGCGCGAGAAGGTTAAGCAGGACCTCTACGAGATCACCGGCATGGCCGATATCATCCGCGGCTCGACCGACCCGGATGAGACGTATGGTGCGCAGAAGATCAAGTCGAACTGGGCCTCTATCCGCCTGGTGGATATGCAAGCCGAGGTTCAGCGCTTCGCTCGCGATGTAGTTGTGCTGGTGGCCGAGGTGCTTGCAAACCAGTTCGATATCAAGACGCTCGCCGAGATCTCAGGTTATCCGCTGATGACCGCGCAGGAGAAGGAACTTGCGCAGATGATCCAGCAACTGGGCGGCGAGCTTCCGGACGATATGGAAAAGCCGTTCAGCGAGCCTACGTGGGAAGAAATCGACAAGCTTCTGCGCGATTCGAACATGCGACATTTCCGGCTCGATATCGAGACAGACTCGACACTCAAGATGGATCAGATGCAGGAGAAGCAGGACCGCACCGAGTTTCTGACGGCGGTTGGCAATTTCCTGAAGTCTGCCGAGGGCGCAGATCCGGCGCTAATGCCCCTGCTCGGCCAGATGCTCATGTTTGCTGTGCGTGCCTTCCCGGTTGGCAAGCAGATGGAGGCATGCCTGCAGGAGACGGTCGACGCGCTTGAGAAGCGGGCCAAGCAGGCGCAGAGCAATCCGCCGCCGAACCCGGCTCAGGTCAAGGCGCAAGCCGATATCCAGATTGCGCAGGCCAAGAATCAGAGCGATATGCAGCAGAATCTCGCCGAGATCGCTGCGCGCGCCAAGGCAGATGAGCAGGAACGCCAGGCGCAGATGCAGGCCGACGCCGCGAGCCGTCAGGCGCAGATGATCGCCGACCAGGCTGAATTACGCATGAAAGGCCAGCTCGAAGCAATGAAAGCGCAGCAGGACGCGCATCTTGAGCAGCAACGCATGATGTTCGAAGGCGCCATGAAGCAGATGCTGGCGCGCATTGATGCCGCGACCAAGATCGAGGTCGCGGAGATCGCGGCCGGCGCAACGCTCGATGCCGCCGAGATCAGCGCGGCCAATGCTGCAACCTCGGGGGAATGACGTGCCAATTTACACGTACCGCTGCACCATCTGCGATCACGATCGACACGAGTTTCGCAAGATCGCGGAGCGGGACCGCGCGCCTAAATGCGACAGAGAAACGGTCCCGGAAGATCTTGGCGAAGATGAGGAAAGCATGCAGTGGACATGTGGCCATGAAATGCGGCGCATCATCGAAGCCCCCATGGTGACGCCCGATATCGGCGCTTACCAAGCCGTCGCGATCGATGTAGCCACCGGTAAGCCGCCCGTCATCAATAGCCGCAGTGCACACCGCGAATTCCTTCAGCGCAATGGCTATACCGAGGTCGGCAACGAGCGCATCGGTCGTAAGCCGGGCGAAGTGCGCGGCGATTTCAATCTGCGCAAGGAACTGACCGAGGCCACGCGCGAAGTCCTGAGGAAGAAATCATGATCGGAGCATTTCTGCCGCGCCTTGTCGCGCTCCTGCATCAAACGCAGATTCAGGCGCAGCAGCGTGCGCTACAGCAGGCACAAGCTGCCCAGCAGCCTCCGGGTGGTGCCCCCGGTGCTCCGCCTGCTCCGATGCCGCCGCAGGGCATGCCACCGAGATAGAAAGAGAGTGGCTCGGTTGGTAAGGCCGAGCCTGCCAGGGCGCTTACTCTCACGACTGGCGACTGAATCGACTATGCCCCTTGTGGCTATTGCGGCGCCACGCCAAATCCCGGTGTCTTTTCGGTTGGGTCAATCGCCATGCGTGAGAGGAGAGTGGCCGGTGCTGATCTCCGGCATGCGGCGCCGCTATCGAAACGGCATCACGGTTGGGCCGTATCTACCATTGAATTAGCCGCTGCGTCCCCTTATCGCTTCCGCTCATGGGCTGCTGATGCATCAGCCTGCATATTCACTCTCGCCCATAGTATAGACGTTGCCCCACAAATTGCCGCTGCCTAGCATCTACCGCATGCAAATAAGCGGGGATGCGCGATGACGGTCGAAAGCGGTCAGGTTGGCGAAACGGGTGAAATCGGGCAGACGGCAGAACTGTCACTGCGCGAGGAACTGGCGAAGAATCTGGCCGATCTGAAGGGCGATACGGTTGACAATGACGCCGGTAAGGTTGACATAACCGAGTCAAAGGTTGACAAAGCCGCCGAGACGATTGACCCGCAGAAGACCGGTGACGCCGCTGAATCCAAGACCGCGCCGACCGAAGTAGCGCCAGCGACCGACCAGAAGGCCAAGGCCCCGCAATCATGGTCCGCTACCGAAAAAGCGCATTGGGACAAGATCCCGGCTGAAGTCCAGGCCGTCATTGCCCGGCGCGAAGAAGAAGCCCACCGCGGTATCACCGCGCTTGGTCAGGATGCAGCCCTCGGCAAGAAGCTGAAGGATGTCATCAATCCCTATCTCCCGATGATCCGCGCAGAAGGCGGCGACGAAGCCGGCGCGGTTCGGGATCTACTCCAGACTGCCTACATCCTGCGCACCGCAAACGCCGAACAGAAGATTGGCGTTATCCGGCACATCGCAGGACAGTTTGGAGTGGATTTATCTGTCGCTGCGCAAGGCGCGCAACAAGTGAACCCTGAGCTGCAATCACTCCGTCAGGAGCTTGCACAGATCAAGGGGCATTTTGCTACCGCCGAGCAGCAGCAACATCAGCAAGTACAGGGGCAGGCTCAAGCCGTCATCGATGCCTTCGTTGCAGATCCAAAGAACGAGTTCTACGAGCAGGTGAAGCCGCTGATGGCCCATCTCCTGATCGGCGGACAGGCCAAGGATATGCAAGAGGCGTACGACATGGCGTGCCATGCGAACCCTGATGTTCGTTCCACAATTCTGACCCGCCAGACGGCGGAAGCAGAGGCGAAGCGAGCAGCCGACGCGAAAGCGAAAGCTGATGCAAAGCGTAAGGCAGCAGGATCGATTAGCGGATCACCGGCCGGCACCGTGTCGACCACGACCACCGCGAACCAGAACCTCTCCCTGCGCGATGAACTGCGGCAAGCAATGCGAGCCGCGACCTCGTAACCCTTTGGGAGCACCATCATGGGCCTGCAAAATCCGTCGAGCACCCTCACGGAAATTGTCACGACCACGCTTCGCAACCGCACCGGGAAGCTGGCCGACAACATCACGAAGAACAACGCTCTGTTGTTCCGCCTCCGCAAACGCGGCAACGTCAAGACCGTCTCCGGCGGTCGCACCATCGTTCAGGAACTCGAATATGCCGAAAACGGCACGTTCAAGCGCTATAGCGGTTATGAAGCGCTGAACATTTCGCCGTCCGATGTGTTCACCGGCGCGGAATTCAACTACGCGCAGGCAGCGGTCGCGGTCTCGATCTCCGGTCTGGAACAGCTTCAGAACACCGGCGAAGAAGCCATCATCGACCTGCTCGAATCGCGTATCAAGAACGCGGAAAAGACGCTGGTCAACAATATCGCGCTCGACTGCTATTCGGACGGTACGGCGGATGGCGGTCGGCAGATTGGCGGCCTTGCGTTGCTGGTGTCGAATACGCCGACCACCGGCGTTGTGGGCGGTATCGACGCTTCGACGACTGTCGGCACATTCTGGCGCAACCTGAAGTTCTCGGGTGTGACAGATGGCGGCGGCGCGACCACTTCGGCGAACATCCAGTCCTACATGAACCGTCTGTATGTGCAGCTCGTGCGCCAGACGGACAAGCCGGATCTGATCATTGCCGACAACAACTATTTCCGGCTGTATCTGGAATCGTTGCAGGCCATCCAGCGCATCACCTCGAATGAAATGGGCGAAGCGGGCTTCGACTCGCTGAAGTACATGAATTCGGATGTGGTGCTCGACGGTGGCTTCGGTGGCGGCGCACCGACCAGCACGATGTATTTCATGAACACGGATTACATCTACTTCCGCCCGCACGTGGATCGCAACTTCGCCCCGATCGGTGACGACCGGTACGCCGTCAACCAGGACGCGATGGTAAAGCTGGTGGGGTTCGCCGGCAATATGACCGTTTCGAATCGCCGCCTGCAAGGTGTCTTCATCGCCTAAGGAGAATCGACATGTCTTTCATTGCATATGACCCGATTCTCGGCGTCGTCAAGCTGACCGATATCGACCTGGTCGGTCCCGGTCCTCTCAATCTCGTAAATGGCACTGGCGCTGGTCGTCAGTCGTTCAGTTTCGAAATCATCCGCGGCTATGACGCGAACGGACTGGGCGGCGGCGAATTCGTGTTCGCGCAGTTCAGCGGCACGATCGCCGCCGGCACGGTCTGTCAGTTCAACCAGTCGCTCACCAGCGGCCAGATCATCAACGCCGCAGCAGCATGGGCAGGCACCGCCAACAGCGGCGATGTGATCGGCGTGGCTCTTTCGGCCGGCACTATCGGTCAGTGGGGCTGGTTCCAGGTCAGCGGCAACGCGATTGCGACCTGTCAGGGTGCGCCGGTTGCAGGCAACCCGGTCTACTGGCAGGCAGCGGGCGTTGTCAGCCCGACGCTGGTTGCCGGTAAGCAGTTGCTCGGTGCGAAGTTCGCCACGGCTCCCGCCGTGACGCTTGGCACCGGTTCGAATGCTGTTGTGTTGTCGGCTACGCAGGCAGTCCTGCTGCTAGATCGCTGCACGGCACAGTCGAATATTACGTAATCCTCGCAGCACCTTCAGGGGCTTCGGCCCCTGCTTTTTCCCTTCTGGAGACTCATCACCATGGATTTCGCACAGGCCCGCATCGTCGAGAGTGGAAACCAGCTTCATGTGACGCACGGCGACGATAGCCGTCTGTATGTCGAATTCACCATGGAGGCGATCCATCAGACCTTCGAGTCGGAGAAAGAAGGGCGCCCGATTTTCAAGGACATTCCGCATATCCGCATTCACTTCCCCGGTGATCGCACGAAGCAGATTTTCCGCCCGGTGAAGTTCGAGGACGACTACCAGGGGCCGGCTGATCCGCGCCGCTTCCCGAATCAATGGCGCGCGTTCGATGCGCAGCAGGAGCAGGTCCAGACCGGCACGCCGATCGAGCATTGGGGTCCGCTGACCAAATCGCAGGCGATGGAATTCAAGGCCATGCATATCCATACCGTCGAGCAGCTGGCCGGCGTGTCGGATGCGAATCTCGGCTGGCTCGGCGCGCGCGAACTGCGCGACAAGGCGATTTCATGGCTCGCGCAGGCGGAAAGTGGCAAGGAGGCGCTCCGTCTGCAGGGTGAGCTTGAAAAGCGCGACGCCGATATCGAGGAACTCCGCCGCCAGGTGAAAGAGCTTGCATCGCTCGCGCAAGGCGGCAGCGAAAAGCCGAAGAAATAAGCCATGACCCAGCCCCTTACCTCTCTCAACCAGAAGACCATTCTGCGGATCGTGCAGGAGGTAATGGGCGACTTCGGCTTGCCGCAACCAACTCAGGTAGTTGGCAACACTGACAAGACGGTCTCGCAGCTTCTCATCCATGCCACACGTGTGGGTGAGGATCTGGCGGCGCGCGGCAGCATGAACGATGGATGGCCGGTCATGCGCAAGGAATACACGTTCAACCTGGTCGGCTATGGCGGCTATTCCGGCAATGTGACCGCCGGTTCGAACGTCATCACCGGCATGCCGTCAACCACCAATATCGCTATTGGCATGGTCGGCACCAGCACCGCGACGCCCTATGGCGTGACCGTGACCGGCGTGACCGCGAATAGTGTGACGCTTGATCAGCCAGCGCTGAGTACGCAGAATGGCGCGCTGTTCTCGTTCGGCAATGAGAGTTACGCGATTCCGGCCGATGCGGACCACTTCATCCAGCAAACCGGATGGGACCGCTCGTTCCGCTGGCAACTGGTGGGGCCGCTCTCGGCGCAGGAATGGCAGGTGCTCAAGTCCGGTATCAGTCCGACAGGCCCTCGGTTGCGCTACCGCATCATGGACGGTCTGATCTTCGTCAACCCGGTGCCGGCGTCGCTCGACAACCTGGTGATGGAATACTACTCGACTGGCTGGTGTCAGTCGGCCACCGGCACGCCGCAGACGTCATGGGCGGCCGATACCGATACGCCCGTCCTGCAGGACAGGCTCTTTACGCTCGGCATTATCGCGCGCTTCCTGAACCGCAAGGGCTTCGATTCGACCTCGGCGCAGCGCGAGTATGACGACGCGGTTGAGGCGGCGATTGGGCGCGCGGGTGGGTCTCGCGTGCTGCCGATCAACGCGCGCGCCGAGCCGCCGATCCTGATCGGCTCCGCCAATCTGCCGGACACGGGTTATGGCTCGTAGGCCCGTCAACCGGGCGCCGCGCCTCCAGACCGAAACCCTCCCGCCTCCCGTTGGCGGTCTCAATACGCTTGATGCGGTGGCGAACATGCCGCCGACCGATGCCGTCATTCTCGACAACTATTTCCCGGGCACCGCTGACGTTCCGTTGCGCAATGGCTTCCAGACGTGGGGCTCGGGCCTGTCGAATGTCGAGACGCTCGCCGTCTATACGTCCGGCACGACCAGGAAAATGTTCGCGGTCTCGAAGGGCAAGGTCTATGACGTGTCCGCGAATCAGGCTGTCGGCAATGGCAATGTGGTCGCCGAAGGCCCCTATCTGAGCGGCGCGCAGTTCACCGGCGGCGTCACGACAACTCTCCCCCTGTCGCAGACCTATGCGTCGAGCGCTGGCGTGCTGGTGCATTTCGATGATGTGTATCAGGGCTTCGACCAGTATTCGATCGTCGGCACGAACATCGTTTTCACGTCGCCTATCCCGGTTGGCGTCAATCAGGTCTATATCGAGAGCATCCCGGCGCTCGCCGCGAATATCACCGCAGAAGGCCCCTTTACTGGCGTCGGCGGTCAGACCTCGATCAACCTGTCGCAGGTCTATGGCGGCACGATCAACCTGATCGTCTATTTCGATGGCACCTATCAGGGACCGGATCAGTATTCGCTGGCTGGCAAGGTGCTAACCTTTACCGCGGCGATTCCGGCTTTCGTCTCGAAGGTCTATGTCATCGCGGTCTCGATCGGCAACATCGCGCAGGAAGGGCCATTTACTGGCGTGAGCGGGCAGACGACCCTGACGCTATCGCAGACCTATGCGGCCTCCGCAAACCTGCTAATTCACTTCGACGGCGGATTCCAGGGCCCTGACACATACAGCATTGCTGGCACAACGCTCACCTTCACGGCTGCGATTCCGGCCGGCGTCGGCAAGGTCTATATCATCGCGCTCGGCTCGTCGCTGGTCTCGGGCCTGACGAACTCGCGCTGGCAGTATGTGAACTTCAGCAATGCAGGCGCCCATTTCCTTGTCATGTGCAATGGCGTCGATCCGGTGCTTCTGTACAACGGCACCGCATGGCAGCAGGTTACGCAGTCCTCGACGCCCATTGCAATTACTGGCGTCGATCCAACTACCTTCGCGAGCGTGAATGTCTTCGCGCAGCGGCTATGGTTTGCCAAGCTGAATAGCACGCAGGCGTGGTATCTGCCAATTGGTCAGGTGGGCGGCGCAGCCAATGTGCTGGATATCGGCTCTGAGCTGACGCTTGGCGGCTTCCTCGCCGGCATGGCGACATGGAATATCGATGACTCGGCGGGTCTGAATCCGTATCTCGTGCTGATCAGTTCAGTCGGCGAAGCGGTCGTCTATCAGGGCTCCGATCCGTCGCAGGCGAATGCCTTCGGGATCTCCGCGCACTTCCGCATTGGTGCGCCGACCGGGCGCCGCTTCTATGAGAAGTATGGTTCCGATATCGTGTTCATCGGTGCAGACGGTCTGACGCCGCTCAGCAAGGCATTGCTCAGCGATCGTTCCGAGCGCAACGAAACGCTCACGCGCAAGATCAGTCCCAGCGTGACCGCAGACGTAGCCGCCTATGGCGCGCACTTCGGCTGGCAGGTGATCCTCTATCCGGACGGCAACAAGCTGCTCGTGAATGTGCCGACCGCAGAGGATACGACCTCCTACCAGTACGTCATGAACACGCTGACGAACGCATGGTGCCGCTTCACCGGCTGGAATTCGACGTGCTTTGCCTATTACAACAGCGGCCTGTATTTCGGCGGCCCGAATGGCGTTGCACAGGCTGATGTGGGCAACGATGACGGCGGGAATGCGATCAATGCGGATATCAAGCCGGCCTTCAATTACTTCGGCCAGCGCGGCATGCAGAAGTACTTCAAGATGGTCAAGCCGGTATTTCTGGCGAACTCGCCATTCACGCTGCAGATGGATCTGTCGGTCGATTTCAATAACACGCTGCCGACCTCGACGCCGGGTTTCTCGCAGGGCTTCTCGACACCGTGGGATACAACGCCATGGGACCGTGTTCCGTGGAATGGCGCGCAGATTATCCAGTCCGACTGGGAGTCGATCGACGGTATCGGTTATGCCGCGACCTATCGCATGAGAACGCAGACGAAGGGCATTGCCTATTCGATCGAGTCGGCAACCTTCCTGTTTGAACCGCAGAACGAACTTACGCTCTAGTTTCCCGCTGCCTATACTCGGCGGCAGATTTTCCATCTTCATGCATGCGGGTCTCACGACTCCTGTAAAAGGTGCGCAAAGCAGAATGCGCGCCTCCAGTGCAGCCAGCTTTGCGCATCGGGAAACCACCGATGAAACGCATTATCTGGCACCAACCCGAACGAATCATGCTCTTCGTCGCCGAGCGCACCGGCGAGGAATCCTATGGACGCGATTACACCGCGATCGGGCTTGAGCAGGACAGCAGGCTCGTTGCGGGCGTGCTGTTCACCAACTACACGAAGGCCGCGATCCTGATGCACGTGGCTTCTGATGGCTCGCGTCACTGGATGACGCCAGCCTTTCTCGCTGCCGCCTTCCGCTATCCCTTCATTCAACTCGGCTGCCGCCGCGTAACGGGCCTTGTGCGCCTGGATAACGAGGCGGCCATGCACTTCGACGAGCACCTCGGTTTCCGGCGCGAAGGCGTCCTGCGCGAAGGCGCGACCGATGGCTGCGATATGGTCATTTACGGCATGCTCAGGAATGAATGCCGCTTCCTAGGGGAGAGGCTGCGTGCGGCACTTGAACGAATTTCCTGATCTGCCGGCGCTCGGCTTTCAGCGAGCCTTTGGCAAGAATCGTCCCGCGACGCTTGAAGGCGGCAAGGGCGGCAGCGCGCCGAGCGCTCCCAATCCTTATACGGTCGCAGGCGCTACGACGCAGACCAATGAGAATACGGCCGCCTTCAACAAGGCGATCAATCTCAATAACTACTCGAATCCGTTCGGCTCGCAGCAATCGAACGAGGTCGGCACCGATCCCTCCACCGGCGCCCCGATCTACCAGACGACCATCGGTGCAAGCGCGCCGTTGCAGGGCCTCATCAATAACGCGATGGGTGCCGCCGGCAACTCGACCGGGCAGACGCAAAGCTCAATCTATGGGCTGGGTGGCGTCAATTCGCAATTGGCGGCCCTCGGCTCGCAGATCAATCCGCAGGCCGCACAGGACGCCAATACGCAGGGGCGCGAGGCCGCCTATGCCGCACAGACGCAATATCTCGATCCGCAGTTCAAGCAGGGGCAATCAAGTCTTGAGTCGCAGCTTGCCAATCAGGGCCTCACGCCCGGTTCTCAGGCTTACGACAATGCGATGACGAATTTCAACAATTCGAAGCAGCAGGCCTATAGCAATGCGGCGAATCAGTCGACGCTCACAGGTGCGCAGATCGGCTCGCAGATGCTGAACAATAATCTCGCGGCGGTGGGCGAGCAGGGCAATTTGCTGAATCAGCAGGGCACGAACTACGGACAGCAGGCCTCGCTCGCGCAACTTCCGTATTCGCAATTGCAGAGCCTCGCTGGCCTTGTGCCAGGCAACACCGGCACCGCGCAGTCTGCCGCGAATCCGGCGAATATCGCGCAGGCTTTCCAGAACCAGTATCAAGGCCAGCTCAACGCCTACAACGCGAGCACTGGCGCGTCGAACTCGACCAAGAGCGGCCTGTTTGGTCTCGGCGCCGCGGCTATGCCGATGATGTCGAGCATGATGTCAGACCGCCGTCTGAAGACCGATATCGAAGCGATTGGCCCGCTGAAAGATGGCGTGAATTTCTACCGCTATCGCTATGTGTGGGATGAGCCGGGCACCGAGCGTCACGGCGTGATGGCCGATGAGGTCAGGCGCGTCGATCCGCAGGCGGTCATTCGCACGTCAAGCGGCTTCGATGCGGTGAACTACGAACGCTTGCTGGGAGACTGATGTGTCCTGGCTCTTTGGCAACACTCTCTCAAGCGGCAACCAGGATTCGCCTGTCGGCTATGCCGGCGAGCATATCCAGCGCTGGACCGATCCGCTTTCATGGATCTCGGGCGGCAAATGGGCCGACTTCACATCGCGCACGATTCCGGACGCAACGAACCGCGTGCTGGAGCCGATTGCGAAGCCGCTTAACGAGGTCGATCAGACTATCAATCCGCTGCGCAAGATCCCGATGGTGAACAACGTCGCGAATCTCAGCGCGGCGAAGCCCGGTGATTCGATTGGCCTTGCGATCGGCTCGGCTTTCTCGGGCGGCGCGCTCGCGGGCGCACTCGGCGGTGCCGAAGGTGGGGGCGCTGGAGCAGCGGCAGGCGCGGCCGGCGGCGCCGGTGCTGGAGCCGGTGCAGCGGGAGGCGCAGGAGGCGGCCTGTCGAGCCTGTTCGGTCTTGGCGGCGGCCTCGGTGCCGACGTTGGCGGCGGTGCTGGCGCAACCGGACTCGGCGGATTCTTCGGCGGTGCGGGCTCGCTCGGCGATGCTGGCCTGACAGGAACGGTCTCAGCCGGCGGCTCCGGACTCGGTAGCGTCATGGGTGGCGCGGATATGGGCGGCGCGCTGGGCTCGGCGCCCACCGGTCTGTTCAGTGGCCTGACGCCGGGCGGTGGCATGACTGGCACCGCGAGTGGTGCGCTCGGCGGTGGCATTTCTGGCGAGACGGCGGGCCTCTCGAACATCGGGGGCGCCTCGATGGGCGGCCTGAACATGGGCGGCCTGACGGACTTCGCGCAGCAGATCCTGAAACAGCAAAGCCAACTCGCGGGGCAGCGCGCCAACCAGGCGAACCAACAGGATCAGCAGGGCAACTCGCAGAACAGCGCGGGACCGCCGCCGACTGCAATCCTCCTGCCCCCCAGCTATATGCCGAGTCGCCAGGCTGTATCGCAGACGCCGCAGCAATCGCTACTCGGTCACCTGATGCTTCAGCAGATGGGCGGTTACGGCCCTTACGGAGGCTATTGAAATGCCGACGAATCAAACCGGCCTCGGGATGAGCCCAATGCTGGCGCTTCTGCCGCCGGATCAGCAGCAAAGCCTGATGCAGTTGCAGCAGCAACAGGCTATCGGGCAGGCGCTCCTTCAGCAGGGTCTCGCGCCGATCGACACGAGCAGCCGGCAGGTGGGCGGCATGGGCTATCGCATCAGTCCGCTCGAAGGTCTCGCCAAGATGGCGAACATGTATGTCGGCAACAAGATCTCGCGCGATTCGATGGGGCAGCAGGCGCAGATCATGGGGCAGATGTATGGGAACGCCTTCGGGCAGGATCAGCAGCAGCCGGTCGCGCAATCTGCGCCACCGGTTGCTTCTGGTGCTGACAGTGGCGGACTTACTGGGCCGACTGCTGGCATGGGTGGCATGCAAGGCACACCGAGTCCTCAGCAACTCGGCGCGATGCTTCAGCAGAATGGCGTTGCAACGCCGACGCAGACCGTAACAAGGCCCGGTACTTTCTCGATTCCAGGCATGACGGCGGCCGAGTCCAGGCAGCTTTACATGATGGCGCCCGAAGAATATGCGAAGGCGCGCATGGGATTTCTGACGCCCACCGATGCTACGCGGATGGCGCTTGCGGCGCATATGGATCCGGTGGCGGCGAATGCGGCAGCGCTGTTCAAGAATAACTATGTGGCGCCGAATCAGGGCACGCCTGGCACTATCGCGCGTGATCCGCGCACCAATCAGCCGATGTACTACTCGCCGAATGTGCCGGCCAATGGGCAGCCAGTCTTTGATGCGAGCGGGAATCTCGCAGGCGTGGGCGCGCTGGCGGGTGCGAATGAACTGATGGGCGCGCAGAAAGCTGCGGAGACGGCCGGCGAGGGCAGCCAATTGCCATTCACAAGCGGCGTCGACGCTTCGGGTAACCCGCTGCCAGTCATGAGCCGCACGCAGGCTGCTACCGGCTCAGTTCCACTCCCATTGCGCAATAACAATCCGGGTGCGGTATCACCGGGCGGCGCCGTCGCGAAATATCCGGATATGCAAACCGGCGTGCAGGCGATGGATCAGAACCTCGCGAGCTATGCGAAAGATCCGAAAGTCAAGACGGTTGGAGATGCGATCACGAAATGGGTCGGCTCGCCAGCTAATGCACCGGCCTATATCAAGGATGTGACCTCTCGCCTCGGCATCCCCGCCAACCAGAAGGTCGATCTCACCAATCCCGCCGAACGTCTCGCGCTGTCGGCGGCGATTATGCTGCACGAGAACGGACCGGGCGCTGTGTTTGGCGGCAGCGGTGCGCCACAAGCGCAAGGCGCGGCACCGGCGGCAGGAGGGGCAATCTATGCGGCCCCGCCGATGGGTGCGCAGGCCAACGCCACTACTAACGCGACTAATCTGCAAAATGAAATGTCGAAGAAATGGACAGATCTGAATGCGGCAAATCAGCAAGCGCAGATTACGACTTCCTATCTGCAAAACATCAAATCGCTCGCGGCAAAGGCCAATCTCGGACAGATGAGCGACAAATTGGGCTATGCAAATAGCCTGCTTGCGCTCGCCGGCAGTCCGCAGGCGCAGGACGCGGTAACGGCAAATAATCTGCTCGACAAATACCAGAACCAGATCATTTCCCGGCTCGGTCAGGGCGGCATGGGAACGGACTCGGCGCGCTCGATTCTTGAATCTGCCTATCCGGGACGCAAGATGGATATGGCGGCGATTGGCGAGGCCTCCGATAACCTCGTCGGCGTCAATTCTCTGACGCAGGCCAAAGCTCGCCTGATGGCGCCGTTGCGCAATGCCGGTAATCCGCAGGCCTATAACACTACGGAGCTTCAGTTCGACCAGAACGCCGATCCGCGCATCTTCCAGTATGCGAATATCAAAGATCCGGTTGCGCGCTCGGCATTCGCCAAGAGCCTGATGCAGCAGGACCCGAAGATCGTCACGAAGATCCAGGCGCTTCAGAGCCTCGGAGCACTGCAATGACCGATCTGGCCGCCCAGTTCCTGGCTGATGCGAGCGCTACGCCGGCAGGTGCGGGTTCGGCTGCGCCAGCATCGGGCGCGACCGGTCTTGCGGCACAGTTCCTCGCTGATGCGGCGGCTCCAGTCCCGGCGTCGGCAGCGGGCGCTTCGGGAGGCGCAGCATCGCCATCCGCTGCCGGGCAACTCGCGCGTCAGGTGGGACTAACCGCGCGTGCAGGCGCAACGGGCATAACCGCACTCCCGGCGATGATTGGCGATGCGCTGAATACCGGCGTCAATCTCGCGAGTCATGGCATCAATTCGCTGGCGGGGACGCATATCCCTGATCTGCAGATGCCTTCACAGGTCATCCAGAAAGGCGAGAATGCGGTCGGCCTGCCGCAGCCGGCGAATTCCACCGAGCGCGTCGTGCAAGATGCCGCAAGCGCGATGGCATCTACCGCAGCCTCGCGCGGATTAGGGCGCGTCTTGACGGGTGCCTCATCGCCCATCATTTCCGCTATCGGGAATAGTTTGCGAGCCGCCCCTGGGATGCAGATCATGGGTTCGGCAGGCGCGGGCGCAGGATCAGGCGCTGCGCGTGAGCTCGGACTCGGCCCAGGTTGGCAGATCGGCGCGGCACTCCTCGGTGGAACCGCCGGAGTGGGCGCTGGATCGCTCGGCACCGCAGGTATTCGCGCGCTCACCCCGCGTTCGATTAGCGTCCCTCCGATCACGCCGGCCGCGGCCGCATCGCTGGCCGATTCGGGCGTCGATCAGGCTATCAATGAACTGGGTCCACAAGCGCGGCTCTCCTATGCGCCCGAAGCCTCCATGACCGGCCCGATAGACCCGAACAACCCGGGCGCAATGCTATCGCCCGCAAAGCAGCAGGTAGCCGCGGCGATCCAGCAGAACCCGGGCCTCAATGCCGCCGCAGCGCTGCGCAATCAGGACTTTCAGGCACTCGGTATGCAGCCGACGCTCGGAATGATTACGCGCGATCCGACGCAATATGCGCTTGAGCAGAATATGCGCGGTATAGCAGGCGTGGGCGAGCCGCTGACGAATCGCTTCAATCAGCTAAATACGCAACTTCAGCAGGCGCTCTATGGTCTCGCCGGCAATCCTGCTGATACATTCCAGGCCGGCTCCGCGCTGACGGGCTCGCTGAAAGCCATCGACGATGGAATGCGCCAGAACGTCACCGAAGCCTATGCCGCGGCGCGCGCATCGAGCGGGAAGAATCTGGATGTGCCGCTGACTGGTCTCGCGCAGGACTATGCGCAGGTGCTGAATAACTTCGGCGACAAGGTGCCAAGCGGCGTGCGCAACAACTTCAACCAACTCGGGCTGATGGGCGGCACGCAGCAGAAGACGTTTTCAATCGAGAACGCCGAAAATCTGCTGAAGGTCATCAACTCGAATCAGAGTAATGACCCGGCGACGAACGCCGCGCTCGGCACGCTGCGCAATAGCGTCAAAAATGCAATTCTGTCCGCCGACGATCAGGGCGGCGTCTATGCGCCGGCCCGCGCGCTTGCCAAGCAGCGATTTGATCTTCAGGAACAGATTCCGGCATTGGAAGCGGCCGCATCCGGCACGATCAACCCGGACGACTTCGTTCGCAAGTTCGTCATTGGCGGCAAGACAGATCAGGTCAGCGCAATGGCGAATCTGTTGCGCTCGCAGGATCCGGCCGCATTCACCGAGGCACGCAACCAGATCGGTGCGCAGCTCGCGCTGAAGGGATTCGGGAACAACGTCGCAGGGGATGCGCCGTTCAAGCCGGCGGGCTACGCGCAGCAGATGCAGGCGTTCGGGCCGACAAAGCTAGGTGCGTTCTACACGCCGGATGAGATCAATCAACTCAATGCGATTGGGCGTGTGGGCTCGTATATGAACGCGTTCCCTTCGTCGGCGCCGGTCAACACCTCGAATACTGCTTCGGCACTCGGTTCGATGGTCGGACAGGGCGTCAAGCGGATTCCGTATGTCGGCGGTCTGATCGAGAACGCGCAGAACCGCGCGCTGGTCAATCGCGCGCTCGCGGCGCGGCTATCAGATGCGGCGCAGCAGCCGGTTAATTCCCCGACGCAGAACGCCCTGGGAGCGCTGCTGTTGCAGCAGGCGCCACGTGCGCCAGGCCCGAACCGATGACTTCAGGATCAGGTAAATGACCACACACATCATTGGCGCAAGCGCGGTTATTGAATTTTGCATAGGGGTTCGCAATGCCTTTTAACGGAAACGGCAGTTTTACGACTGTCTATAACTGGCAGACCGATGCAGCGAACGGCCTGAATATCAGTTCCTCGCGCATGCAGGGGCAGGATGCCGACTTCGCAGCGGGCCTGTCCATCTGCCTGACAAAGGACGGTCAGCAGCAGGCCGCGGCCAATATCCCGATGGGCGGCTTCACGCTCACGAATATCGCAAACGCCATCGCGCAGAAGCAGCCGATCTCGGTGCAGGACTTCCAGAATGGTACTCCTACCTGGCTCGGCACCGTCAGCGGAACCGATACGATCACCGGCGCAGCGAACATTGCGCCCGCGGCCTATGCGAAAGGGCAGAAATTCCGGGGCATCACGGCGGGTGCGAATGCTACCAACGCGGTGACGCTGAACGTCAATGGCCTCGGCGCGGTACCGGTCGTCAAGAATGGATCGGCCGCGCTGGCGCCGGGGGACCTCGCCAACGGGCAGGTTTTCGAGGTCACGTATGACGGCACGAATTTGCAGCTCACCAGCACCAATTTCGGCCATGGCGCTCTGGTCAATATCCAGCTGATTACCGCGACCGGCACCTATACGCCAACGCCCGGCGCGACGAATGGCTTTGCATGGGTGCAGGGGGATGGCGGCGCTGGCGGCGGTTCGCAGGCGACGGCGTCAGGCAATGTTTCCGGCGGCAGCGGTGGCTCGGGCGGCACGTTCGCAATTGTTCGTTTGCCGACGCTGGCGAGCACGCCTGTGACGATTGGCTCGGGCGGCACGGGCGTTACGGGCGCCGCGGGCAATGCGGGCACCGGAACTTCGCTCGGGACCATCTGTGTTTGCCCTGGCGGTCCGGGCGGGAATGCTGGGGTAACAACGGGCGGCAGCGGCGGCAGCGCCGACGTTGGAGCGCCCCCTGCCGCCCCATCTGCCGCTCCAACCGGCACCGGAAATATTATTTTCGTGCGCCGCGGTAGCCCCGGCACAGCCGGTCTCAATCTGCTCAATTCGCTGGGCGGCAATGGGGGCGATAGCTTCTGGGGTGCGGGTGGAAACGGCATCTCGAATGGTCTCGGGGGAGCGGGGCAGTTATATGGC